ACTTGTCATAACCCGAACCCGTGTCCGGATGCGGACCATCCGAAAAGGTCGCCGTCAGGGTCGATCGCTCGCCCAGGCTTTCGCCCGGCTTGATGGTGCCGGGAGAGATTTCCGCCGAGAGCAGCGACGGGATGCATTCGGGTGTTGCCGGCCGGTACGCCGCCGACAGACCGAACCGCAGCGTTACCGTGCCCCCGTCGAACGACAGCGGCACCGGGCAGGTTGCCAGCGTGTTGTAGCACTTGGTCACGCTGTCGACGCCGAGCACGGCAGGACAGGTCCCGGCGCCCGTCGTCTCGCCATAGCGCAACAGGCAGAACGGAATATCGATCTCGTAATAGATCAGGCTCTTGCGCTCGAATTCAGACAATGCCGTTCACCGCAAGCTGTACGCTGAGAAGTCCGTGATTCAACCCCGAGGCGCTGTTGCGCTTGCGCTGGTTGACCGGTTTCGGATTGTTGGTGAGCCAGCAGAATCCGACTTCGGTCGGATAATCCACCGGCCGCCAGGCGAAGAAGAACGGCAGCGTCTTGGCTGATCGAACGAACGGATCGAAATAGGTTCGATACCAGTCCGGCGTCAGGTTCTTCAGATCGATCGATGTCGCGTTGTGCTCGCCGAGCACGGTACGCCCGAGAAAATCCCCGGCCTGGCTCATGCCGTTGACGTAGTTCGTGACGGTGCCCATCGTGATCGGCGTGTGTCCGAGCCAGATGCCCCGCTGCACCACCAGCAGCGGGGCGATCATAACGACCGCGATGCGGGCGGCTTCGTTGCCCGTCGCCAGCGTGAACCGCACTTCCGAAACCGAATATTCTTCCGAGCGAAACAACAGCGGTGCATCGTTCGCCGGTATACCGTCATAGACTTCAACCCAGGCACTAGCGGTAAAGACCTCGATCGTGATTGCGATTTCCGCCGAACCGAGATTGTGACCGGCGATTCCGAAACCGTTGATGGCTTCGAAGTCGGTGATGGTGAAGACCAGTTCCTGTTCCGCGGTCGACGTCGCCCGCCACTGCGCATCCGGAAACGTCAAAGGATTGGCGACGTTCGAGATCGGATAATCATCCTCTTCCGAGGTTGCCGTGATCCCTGCCGCGGTGACAAAATTGCGGTACAGGATCGTCGGATTATTCAGCGATAGCGAAGCCGCTACCGGCGAAATCACCAGCGCTTGCGAAATGACGATGCTCATGCCAACACGACCTTGCCGCCGTCGGCGTGATATTCGATCAGCTGCCCGGCCAGCTCGCGCACTTCCTCACGGCCCCAGAACCTGCCCTGCAGGGTGACGAACGTGGTGCGGGACGGCGCGGCCGTTTCAGCCGGCGCCGCCGCGGCCGCGGCTGCGCCGCCTCCACCGCCACCGCCCGCGGCAGAGACGGTCCCACCGCCGCTGCCAATGGTGGTGCTCATCAGCTTTGCGATATGCGCCGCGACACCCGCGGCCGCGATGCCGGCGAACAAGGCGCCGACCGCCGGCCCGCCCAACTTTGAGCCCGCGGCATAGGCCGAGACCACCGCCTCATACCCCTTGACCAGCGCGGTAGCCGCCGAAATTGCCTTGAAGATCGAAAACTGCTTGTCGCCTTCCGTGCCGATGAGATCGGTCATCTGGCCCATCGACGTATCGACGATGTTCGCCATTCCCGAATATTGCGAGGCCTGCAGCTGCAGCATCGCCAGGCGGTGCTTTTCCTCGATCTTGCGGCGCAGCTCGGCGGCGCGCTCGACCGTGATGGTTCGGTTCTGTTCGAACGTCGCGAGATCGGAAAGCTGCTTCTCGTACTTGCGCGCCAGGATCTCATCTTCGGTAATGATGCCGGCCTCGAGCCGCTGCGCCACCAGGTCCTGCGTGGCCTGGTCGTACTTCGCCTGGATCTGCAACCGCATCAGTGCGGCTTCCTCGGCCGAGACCAGTTTTTTGGCCTCGTAATCGGCAAGGTTGCGCAACTCATTCTCACGCTGCACCCGCAGCGCCTCGTCTTCCGTGGCGAGCGACTTTCTCAGCCGGTCCAGTTTGTTCTGCAGCTTCGAGCGCTGGCCGTCATCCATACCGTCGCCGGTATCGCTGCCGCCGCCTGAATTGGCGCGCTTGCGCTCATTGACAATCTTTTGCCCGGCTTCACGGGCCTTGGCTTGCAGGCCTTCCCACCACTTCGTCCATTCCTCATCGGTGGGCGGCTTTTGCAGCGTGTCGCGCAACTTGCCGTAGCCGTGCTCAATATCCTTGTAACCGAGCCTCGCAGCCGTAACCGCACCGCCGGTAGCGGACTCAATCCCCTTCGGAATTGCGCCAGCAACAGCGTTGAACCCATCGATCATTCCACCGACGAACTCATCGAAATCCACCCGGGTATTGTAGATTTCCGTCTGCATTCGGCCGAAGCCGATCACAGCTATCCCGACGCCCTTTGCGATGGCATCGCCGAAACCGCCGCCTTCCCGGCCTGCATCCGCGAGCTGGTCGGCGACTTCCTTGAGCAGAGGCGCCAGGTGTACCGCAAGCTGGTTGCCGACACCGGTAAAGGTCAACTTGGCCGTGGTCCATGCGTCGTTGGCAACCTCGATCGCGGCGGCGTCGATATCCGAAACGGCAATACCGAATGCCTGGACGTCCTTTGACGCCGATCTAATGGCATCTCCGCCGCCCTCGAACAGGCTGATCAGTTCCTGATTGCGGACGCCGAACTCCCTCAGCACGTCGGACTGTTGTGCGGTGGTGTAGCCCAGCGCCTTGAAACGGTCGGCCAGGACGGCCAGGCGTTCATTGACCGGAAGTGCCAGGAATTCACTGGCGCCGAGCCCAATTCTCTTTAGCGCTTCGTAAGTAGGCCCGGAGCCGGTGCGCGCGGCTTCCGCCATGCGTTGATTCATCTTGCCGACGTTCTTCGCCAGCAGATTCTGAGATACGCCGGCTAGATCGCCGGCAAGCACCAGGGCCTGCAACTCTGCCACCGTCCCGTTGAGCCGGTGCGCCAGCTTGGACTGGACGTCGATCGTGTCCAACGACTTCGATGTCAGGTGCACCGCCAGCGCGGCGCCGGCACTCACCGCCGCAAACGCATAGGCGCCGAGAACCTCCGCTCCGGTGTTGATCGACCTTTCCAGTTTGCCGATGATGGCTCCGGCCTTGCCGGCAGCCTTGTCGAGACCGGAGACGTTGCCGCCGATCTGTACCGACAAGTTGCCCAGGACGGCGGATTGGATCATCGGTTACCTGTCAGGGAAGGGGTTAATCGGCATCCGAGCCGGGCGGCTCGCCGTAGGCCTCGCGGTAGATTTCCGCGACCTCGTGTTCGGTCATCGAGCCGTAGCGCTTGACCGGGGTCTTGGCTTCGACCATCCACCAGAACTCATCCGGGTGCATGGCCCAGAAATCGCGCGGGGCCAGGCCCCACGGGCCGCAGGCTAGCTTGAACGCCGCTTCGACGATTTCGCAGCGGCCCTGCGCTCCCGTCGCGGCGGGGCTTTTCCCGCGGCGGCATCCTTGCCTGCGACCGCCAGCTTGACGTTGCGCGGGATCATCATGCCGAGCAGCATCGAGACGGCGGCGATGACCGTCGACTGCGCTTGCTCGCCGAACATCGCAGCGTAGACATCGCCTTCGGTGACGGCAGGCGCGCCGGCGTAGCGCAGAACCTCGGCATAGGCCGCTGCCATCTTGCCGAGCCGCAGTGTGCCGCGGCCGGCATCGCGCTGCAGCTCGGCCAGCGTGACGTGATCCTCGATCCGCTTGATCGCGCCCATGACGCGATGTGCCGGGATGGTGTATTTCTGCCCAGCCCATCCCAGGTGGATATCGTCGAACGGTTCCGGCACGGTCATGGCTTCGCCGCACCACCCGCAACAATCCCCATTACCAGTAGCGCCGCCGTCCTTGCAACGCCGAGGATCACGGGATAGTCGCCAGACGCAAGATCGCTAACGGGGCAGATACCGCCGGCGGTCGACGAGATGGCATAGCTCTCGCCGACCGTCAGAGTGGCGCCCAAATTGATCTCGCCGTCGTACTGTACTTCGCACGGCTGATTGGCCCCGCCGCCGTTCAAGGCGACGCCGACGTCGGTATCGTCGAGACCAGCCGCCGAAGCGGCGTCATTATCCGCCGCCAAAAAATACTTGGTAGTTGCGTCGCGATAGACGCTTTGACCGGCGGTTACCGTTCCACCGAAAACGCCGCGCCAGACTTTGGCACCGGAGCCCTTGACAACGCTCGCCGCAGTTACCACCAGATCTACCATTGTAGCTTCTCCTTTCGAGAAATACCTTAAGGGGGCTTGGAAAGATTGTTGAGGCCGAGGTATCAGCTACCGGCCGTGAAGGTGACCGCGCCCGTGTTCTGCCAAGCGCATTCCATCGTCGTGGCGTCGTTATAGGCGCCGGTCTCGTTGTAGGAAGCGAGAAAGAAATCGCCCGCAACGACCCGACCGTTCGGATAGGTGATCGAGATCGCGGCGATCTTGACCGCGCTGAACCACAACGCCGCCAGCACGTCGCTTTTCAGGACGCCGGACATGCTGATGTCGATCGTGCTTTCGCCGGGCTCATCGAGCAGCTGGCGAACTCCGTCGGCGTCGTCATCGCTGACGTTGATCGGCTCGCCGGCGCAGGCGATACCCTTCTCACGGACGCCAGCGACCTCGCTTCCGTTCACGGTTAGAATGATCTTGCGTCCAAGCGTTCCGTCGCCTGCGGCCATGGGGTGTCTCCTGATGTGAGAGGTTGAAAGTGACGCAAATCCGCAAGCGCGGAACTATTCGGTCTCAGTCGGTTCGCTGTAGCGGATGACGTAGATCAGGTTGATCTCGCCATGATGCCGAGAGCCGTCCGAACTGACCTCGATCGCGGTCGACTGCAGCATGATGTCGAACACGTCGAGGTCATCCTCGGCATCCCGGAGAGCGGCCTCGACTTCGCTGGCTATGACGTCAAGCAGATCGTCCGGCACCGATGGATGATTGACCCTGCCCTCGACCACCACCAGCAACTGACGGCCGAGCGAGGCCGGGTTGCCTTCCATCGGCCGGCCCGATTGTTCGTTGACCGCATAAATCAAAAGCGTCGGCTGATGGTTGGCCTCCAGCGGCCGGGTGCGGCCGTGATAGACCCGACTGCCCGTCGTCGGCAGCCCGGTCAGGCGCGCGACGATGGCCTCTCGGATCTCGGTGCGGGCGTGCGTCATCAGGCCGCTTTCTTCATCTTCGACGGGACGAAGCGCGCGAAGCCGGCGCGGGCATGAAACACAAAGCGCTGATCGAAGACCTTTCGCGCCGTCTCGTAAAACGGGAAGCGCTTATTGTAGCGCGGCGCGCGCACGAACATGATGACCGGCACGATCTCGCGAAGGTTCTTCCGCAAGTAGATTCCCGGCGCCACGCTGGCGCGGGCGCGTCCGGCACCGTCCGGCCGCAACACGAAATAGGTTCCGCTCTTCCTGCGCTTTGCCTTGGAGCGGCGGCTGTTGGTCGCGTTGGCCTGGTAGCCGGCCATCTGCTCGGCGGCCTGCACCTGGCTCAGGATCCGCTCGATCGTCGATCCCGACAGGTTGCCGTGCCGATCGAGTTTAGCGCCCTTGCCCGGCACAGCGAATTCGTCCGACTTCATGTGTCCCGCGCGGATCAATCTCTTCTCATGCGACTTGTGCTGGCGCGGCCCACCCTCGACCTGCGGTCCGAGATACCGCCACGCCGGGACCGAACCGAAACCTTCCTTGAACTCGACGACCGCGACCAGGTCGTTCTTTTTCGCCGGCTTCACATAGAGTGCATTCAAGGTAAAACGCGACGGCCGGTCGAACACGCTCTTCATCAGCATCACTTCCGCCGCCTTGATATCCTGCGCCGTCTTGGTCAGCGCATAGGCCGTGACGATCGGCGCATCCGTCTTGGCGAGTTGGCGGATCGCGCGCATGACGTCGCTGGTGTCGACGCGGATATGGATGGCCATCAGGTCAAAGCCCCAAGCCGCAGCGACACCATGCCCTGCCCGTCCGGCGATACCGACACCACTTCGAACGGTCCCTTGGCCACGCCGTCGACCGTCACCGCCAGTTGATCGCCGGCGCCGGTCTCGGCTTCATCCGGCAACAACTCTTCCGCACAGAAGAATGTTGGCCGCGCATCGAGCGTGGCGACTTCGCTCAGTTCAACCGAGATCGAGGGATCGTCGAAGATACCCGGAATCGAATCCGATGCACTGCCACCCGCCGGCGTGTAGACCGCCGTCGCGCCAAATTCGTCCGCATTGACAAACACGGCGCGGTCGCTGGCGGATTCGACCGGCATCAGCGTTTCCTGTTATGAGCCTGCCGCAGCGTCGGTTCCGGCGTGGGGGTCGGTTCCGGCGTGGGATTATTCTCGGCAGCCATGCGCGCGGCCTCCTGGACGGCCTGCAGGTCGATCAACTGCTCGCGCGCATGCTTTGGAATTTCCT